CAAAAACACGGAGACGCCTTTACCCTGCAAAAACAATTACCGAGAGGAATAAACCTTGGATTAGATTTTAATCCTGAACAAAAGTCTGGCGGAATAAGGTTCAGCGGAAAATTCCAAGACGGCGGCGTAGTCAAGGGGGCGTCCCCATATGCCGATCCGATGAAAGCTGCCGTGCAGCAGACCACGATGGGGCCACAATTAGGGGAACAACCGCTTGGACCCCGTGGACAGATGGGCGGACAAAAAGGCGGTGTAGGAGGGTTGTTCCAGAAGATGCACCAAAACCAAATGGGCATGATGCAGGCCCAAATGGGCGGAGCACCGCTACAGGTTTACGGCGAGTACCTAAACAACATCTATACCGCGCCAGAGGCCGAAGCCTCCCAAGCGCAAGTCGCCGAGTTTATCGATATGGTAGACCAAGCGGAACGAGCGCATTTTGGCGCGGAAGAAAGCTTTGGTTACGGCGGCGGTTCTTACCAACAAGGGTTAATGAGCCAATACGAGCAAGATATACCTCAACCACTTCAGACGAATGACCGCGGAGAAAGCGGCGGATTTATCGACCGTATGGACTTATCGAACCGTCAGGGTCCAAATTATCGTGAGCGCGCTTACTAACAAGAAAAACTTACCGCAACCAGCTCTTAGTATCTTCCCCAAGAACCTGACCCGCAATATCAATCTTATCGCGCAAAGCTTGCAGTATCTTCTCGTCAATGGTTCCCGGCGAGACTAAATCAATGTACGTCACCTTATTAGTCTGACCAATCCGGTGAGCACGGTCCTCGGACTGTAACCGTATCTCCAAGTCATAACTATTACTGTAATAGATGACCGTCGTCGCTGCCGTCAAAGTAATGCCGTATCCCCCTGTTCGAGGCTGGCCTACAAAAAACCTTAATGGGTTTGTGGGGTCTTGGAAAGCGTTAACAATCTCCTGCCTTTCGTCTTGGGGCGTTTCCCCGTAATAGGTTGCAACCGAATCAGGCCCAAAACGCTCACGAAGAGTAGTCGCTATCTGTTTGATGTCGTGTGTATACGTCGCCCAAATGATGGCTTTCCCCTGCAACTCTTCTACCACGTCCAAAAGCTCCTTTAGCCTGTTGTTCTTTATGGGTTGTATCTCCCCCTCGTCAGGCGTTAAGTGGCCGCAGCAAATTTGCTGAAGACGCATAATCTGAGTTAACACGCTGGCCGTAGTCGCCAGTTCGCCATTCTCGAGCTTGGCCAAAGCCAGCTTTTTCATCTGGCGGTACACCTTAGTCTGTTCTGGCGTCAGTTCCACGTCGCGACGAACGTACACCTTGGGAGGCAGGTCCAAGCAGTCCATCTTTAGTACACGGTTACTGAATAAATCTAACTTTTCAGAAAGTTCGTCCAAACGACGGTATCCCATGATTTGCTGAAAGCTTCGATGCCCCATGGTCCGCTGTTGAATGTTCGCGTATCGTGATTGGAAAGCATAATAGCTATTAAAGCCTAGCGACTTATCTTCCAGAAAGGCGCACTGGCTAAACAAGTCCATAGGGCTTTTGGTAATGGGAGACCCCGTCAAAATTCGACGGTACTTAGACCGCTTCTGTAAAGACATGATGTTCTTGGTCCTAGCCGCCTTACGGTTCTTTATGGTCGTCGATTCGTCGACTATCACCATGTTTTCGGGGTTTTGATAGAGAAAAGCAGTGGCCGCGGCAGTGCCCCTAGAGCTGGACAAAGCCTCAACGTTCATGACAAAAATCTTTAGAAAAGGCTCCTTTTCCACAATGAAATCCACAAGCTCTTCCTCGAACCGCTTTGTCTTAGCAGCGGTCCAGCGACATACCTTACGAGGGATGCGATCAGGCAAGTGGATAGGTATCTCACCCTTTACCCAGTTATCATAAACACCTTTAGGTGCTATAACCAAAGCCGCTTTTAGCTTCCCCGCTTCATACAATGCAGCCATCGTATCAATAGCAACCTTGGTTTTCCCGGTGCCCATCTCCATGAACAGCGCGTAGTATTTCGCGGACCACGAGTCTTCTAGCACAACGCGTTGGTGGTCATACGGGATGGTCTTGTAGTTGTAGCCCTGCATAGTTTCCCTCTTTTTTTTAAAACCGCTTGACATGTGCAGGATATAAGATAATATCTACATTTGTCAAGGCCCAAAAGGTGCCTTTAACCACGAAGGAAAAGTAGTATGAATAACGACCTAGCAAAATTGATGGAATCCGACTTTGAAGAAAAGAAGGCCACATCAGTTGAAAAGATAGACCAACAAGGCCTTACTTCGGTAGCCGGGTTGGCCCGCCTGATCCGAGACAGAGAAGTGATGATAGAGACTCTTGAGACATCTCTCAAAGCCTCAAAGAAAGAACTTCAAAAGCTCACTGACGAAGAAATGCCTGCAATGCTTGCTGAAATTGGTATCTCTTCTTTTGCCCTCGATGACGGTTCAACCGTTGAGGTCAAACAAACGTATGGGGCCTCTATACTAGTGGTAAACCGTCCAACCGCTTACGAGTGGCTACGTGACCATCAGTACGATGACATTATTAAAAATACTGTCTTGTGCCAATTTGGCCGCGGTGAGGACGATCAAGCAAGCGCCTTTTCTGCGTTCGCAGAATCTCAGGGATTCGTGCCACAGCAGAAGACTGAGATACACCCACAAACGCTACGTGCTTTTGTGAAAGAAAGGTGTGAGGCAGGAGAGGAATTCCCCATGGATTTGTTTGGGGCTTGGGTAGGTCAACGTGCGATTATCAAGAGAGGAAAGTAAAATGGGACGAGCTAAAGCAGTGGCAACTAAGAAAAGTACCGCAGTGGCGAAAATTGATCCATCTATGTTCGAGGCCGATGCGGGCCAAGGCATGGAGAACATGGGGCAAGAAGACTTAGCGCTTCCGTTCCTAAAAGTTCTTTCGGGTAATGACCCTGTGCTGGATGAAAACGAGTCGGCGCGTAAGGGTGATATCTACAACACCGTAACCAGTACCATCTACAAGGGTAAAAAAGGCATCCGAGTGATTCCTTGTGCATACCAGCGTCGATTTATTCAATGGGCACCCCGTGGCATGGGGAGCGGCGCACCTACGGCAATTTACGAGCCGGGCGACGTGCGTCCCGAAACACAACGCTCTACCGACGACAACAAAGACTATGTTGCGGACGGCAGTGGGGAGTATATCGAGGAAACACACCAGCACTTTGTGCTATTAGTAGGGGAAGACGGTGGCGTCGAGACCGCTTTGATTGCTATGAAATCTACGCAGCTCAAGAAGTCGCGTAAGTGGAACAGTATGATGGCGTCACGGTCCATGCAAGGCGCTAACGGTCCATTCACCCCTCCCCGCTTCTCACATATTTACCATCTGAAAACGATCTCTGAGGAAAACTCTAAGGGCTCGTGGCACGGTTGGGAAATGTCGTGCGAAGGAGCCATATCAGAAGCTAGTTTATACGTTCGCGCTAAAGCGTTTGCCGAAAGTATTACCCTCGGTGACGTTGTTGTCAAACATACGGATAGCGAAGATTCAGGCGGTGTAAAAAAACCGTTTTAAGTTAGCGTTGCGGCGGGGCACAAAGCCCCGCCATTTTTTCCGTATGAGGACAGCCAATGTCGTTAGATAAGTTTATGGCCATATTTGATGGCTTAAAGGTAGCGCACGGCTACTTCAAAATAGAAAAGACCGGAGCTAACGGCAAGGCTCAAGGGAAAGCAGGTGTTGTTCGCGAACCCCAGACTCCAAAACTTTGGGAAGACCACTTAACCGGCACAGGAAATGGTCTTGGCATCGTACCCATCAATGAAGAAAACAATTGTAAATGGGGCTGCATCGATATCGACCAGTACCCCCTAGATCACAAACTGCTGGTGGATAAAATCCGCCGCATGAAATTACCCCTTGTTGTGTGCCGATCTAAATCGGGCGGGGCTCACTGCTTCTTATTCACCACCGCGTGGACCGAAGCAAAAGACATACAGAAAGCTCTACAGTCTATGGCCGCCGCATTAGGTTACAGCGATAGCGAGATTTTTCCGAAACAAATCAAACTGAATTTAGACAGAGGTGATGTAGGTAACTTTCTGAACCTACCCTACTATAACCACGAGGAAGGGCTACGCTACGCCTTCTTGGATGATGGCACCTCTGCCACGCTGGACGAGTTTATTGAACTCCACCAGAAGTACGCTCAAACACCCGAAGAAGTCGTTAAGATACAAGTAGTTGGAACGGGTGAAACCAAGCTGCTTCAAGACGGTCCGCCTTGTCTACAAATTCTTTGTAAGCAGGGCATTAGTGAGGGCGGCAGGAATAATGGTTTATTTAATATTGGGGTTTATCTGCGGAAAGCCTTCCCGGATAGCTGGGAGTCAGAAATCCTGCGGTACAACATGGAGTACATCTCTCCACCCCTTCCGCTGGGTGAGGTCAACGTTGTTGCCAAGCAGGTAGAGCGCAAAGAGTACGCCTACAAATGTTCCGATGCTCCCATAAATTCCCACTGCAACAAAGACCTTTGCCGGACACGTAAGTTCGGTATTGGTGCTGCGATTGCCGGGGCGACCATTGCTAACCTTCGCAAGTATAACTCCACCCCACCGGTTTGGTTTATGGATGTGAACGGCGAACCGCTGGAGATGGACACTGATGCACTAATGAATCAGATGACCTTCCAGAAAGCCTGTATGGAGCAACTTAACTTCATGCCAAGGTCAGTGGCCAAACCCCAGTGGGAAAGCCGTATAAGCACCCTCCTGAACGAGATGAAGGAGAACGAGAGCGCCATCATCGAGGTGGCAGTTGATGCCAGTACGAGCGGTCAGTTTTATGATTACCTTGAGGAATTCTGTCGCCACCTTCAGGTTGCGCAGGACAAGGAAGAAATACTGCTCCGTCGGCCTTGGACGGATGAAGATCAGGGCATTACCTACTTCAGGCTGAAAGACTTTGAAAACTTCCTCAAAAAGAACAAGTTCTTTGAATACAAATCCCACCGAATTGCTCAACGCCTACGCGACATTAACGGATCAAGCGTCGTGCTGAAAATTAAAAGACGTGCTGTTCGGGTCTGGCAAATCCCTTCATTCAAAACGTCAGACATAGACATTGATCCACCTAAGTTTGGTAACCCACACGAGGGACCCTTTTGATGAAAGAACTAAAGTCCTCGTCCAACAGCAGCCGCAATGCTGAGATTGTTAAAATGATTGACGAAAACCGCATGACCATGACCGCGGTCGCAAAGTGGTTTTCTATATCAAAGCAACGCGTCAAACAGATATACGACCGCGATAAGGCAAAAAATGTTTAGGATTTTTGGCCCTCCGGGAACAGGCAAGACCACCACGTTATTGAACATGGTCGACGATGCCTTAGAAGCGGGTACACACCCGCACAGCATTGCCTTTCTAGCCTTTACTCGCAAGGCTGCAAACGAAGCCAAAGAACGAGCGGCTGAACGCTTTAACCTTAACCCAAAAACCGACTTAATCTACTTCCGTACACTCCATTCTCTCGCCCTAACAATGACAGACATCAGGCACGAGCAAGTGATGAAAGAGGCGCACTTCAGGGAACTAAGCCGGTCAATAGGGGTCACGCTCGGAGGCTTAAAAGCCGGAAGCTTCGATGATGATATACCGTCCATGGTCGCCAGTAACGATCCAATCCTTGGACTAATAAACCTAGCCCGTTTGAGAAAGGTGCCGCTCAGAGAACAGTACAACGCCAGCAACATTGAACCCGATTGGAACACGGTTAATTATGTGGACAAATGTCTCCGAAACTATAAAGAAAGCATGGGCCTTTATGACTTCACCGACATGCTGGCGGAGTTCGTTAAAGGCTCCGACCAGTTCTGCCCTGACTTCGACCTGTGCTTCCTCGACGAAGCACAAGATTTAAGCCCGCTGCAATGGGAACTGGCTCACGCTATTGATGACCACTCCAAGCGGATGTACTGCGCCGGGGACGACGACCAAGCAATCTATCGATGGGCGGGGGCTGATGTGGATCACTTCATTAACCTACCGGGCGGCTCGGAAACCTTGTCTCAGTCCTACCGAATCCCTAAACTGGTCCACAACCTCGCAGAGAATGTCGTGCATCGTATCGACCGTCGATTCCCCAAGAGCTATAAGCCAAAAGAAGAACCGGGTAACGTAACACGGATCAACAGCATCTCTGCACTAGACATGGCCGAAGGATCATGGCTAATATTAGCGCAAGCCGGATACCACCTACAGCCCGTTGCCAGTGAACTGAAATCGAGCGGCCACCTGTTCAACTACCGCGGCCATCGGAGCATTAGCGAAAAGCTGTCCGAATCGGTCAACGGCTGGGAACAAATGCGCAAAGGAAAAGAGATCACCGGGGAAGTAGCCCGAAAAATATACAGCTTTATGTCCACCGGAACCCGAGTGTCCCGAGGCTATAAAAAGCTTACTGGCGTAAATGATCATGACCTTGTCACCATGGGAACCCTAGTCGATAGCTTCGGCCTTAAAGCCGATAAAACGATGATCTGGTCCGAAGCCATGGATAAACTGCCCGAAGGCGACAGAGCCTATATCACGGCACTGCTGCGACGGGGCGAGAAGTTTAACGGCATACCCCGTATTACAGTGTCCACGATCCACGGGTCAAAAGGCGGTGAAGCGGATAACGTTATACTGTTCACGGACCTGAGCCCCGCCGCAGATAACGAAATGAGAATTAACCCTGATGATATGCACCGTGTTTTTTACGTGGGCTTAACGCGCACGAAACAAAACTTGTTTATCGTCGATGCTGAAGACGTAACGAGGAGCTACGAGCTATGAAAAACCGGAAAAAGACGACGTGGAAAGAGTGGGTAACCAAGGCGTCTAAAGAAATGGAAAAAGATCCGATGCTGAAAAAGTCTAACGAAACACTTAAAGACGAGGGACTTAGCTTCCATTGGGACAAAGAAGAGCAAGACTACGTGGCGACTGGTCACATTCACAAGAAAGTACATTAACAGGAGCAGACCATGCTAAAAGCAGACGGGTTTGATGAAGCCCTAATGGGCGTCGTCCAACGATACGGACAAGAAGGGGTCCTTCTGTACGACACGGACAAGATTCTTAAAATATTAGTCCACAGAGACGATATGACTTATACAGAAGCAGTGGATTTTTTCGATTTTAACATCCTCGGATCATGGGTCGGGGAGGAAACGCCCGCCTTCTTTTCAAAAGCTAGTTTACATGACCTAAGAGGCATAAATTGCTTTACGGAAAAAGAAGAGAGTTTGATATGAGTCGTGAAGACAAAATGGTTTCACAGCCCAGCCACTATTCAGACGGAGAGATAGAATGTATCGACGCCATGGCCGCGGCCTTCGGTAGAGACAAAGTTAACGCCTATGCCGAAATAAACGCCTTTAAATATATTTGGCGTATGAACCGAAAAAATAGTCACAGGGCACAGCAAGATAAACAAAAAGCCATCTGGTATCTACGATACTCCATGGACGACGACCCAAGGCTTAAAGAATGAGTTTACAAATGGCAATGTTCCTTGATAAGAACGAATGGGTTCCACCCTTAGAGCTGCCCGATATTACCGGGGCATCTAAGATTGCAATCGATGTGGAAACACGCGACCCAAACCTGAAGGTGAACGGTCCCGGTTGGCCAACAGGTGATGGTGAAGTAGTAGGCTACGCTATCGCAGTCGATGGCTGGTCCTGCTACATACCCATCCGCCACTTTGGCGGCGGTAACCTCGACGAGAAGATCGTCAACCGCTGGCTTAAAAAAGTATTCGAGTGTCCTGCCGACAAAATCATGCACAACGCACAATACGACTTGGGCTGGATTCAACAAATGGGGTTCACGGTCAACGGACGTATTATCGATACCATGATCGTCGCCTCGCTGCTCGATGAAAACCGTTTCAGTTACAGCCTGAACGC